ATTTACCTCTCTTTCTTGTTGCTCTCTGCACTCAGCGAGTGAGTGCAGAGAGAGTGGCGAAGATAGTTTCGGGAGTGAACGCCTTGCCCTGTTCCCATGCGTTGCGGTTGCGCTCTTCATCATCGAAGAGAATGCCGCTCTTGCAGGTGTCCCACTTGTTCTGCCCATAGGGAACGATCTCCACCACATCCCAATGAACAGAAGGCAGATGCTTGGCGAGCCATGCGAGCTTGGCGGCTCGGACTGCTTCATCATAGGCAAGAGTGCTTTCCTTGCTACACCAGCTGATGATGCAGAGTTCGTGTCCCTGTGCCTGTGCCCTGTTGAGCATCCTTGCCAGCGTTGCCATGTGGTGCATGGGCTTTGCCATTGCGTAGGGTGCAGGGTCGTAAGCTCGGAGCATCTGAAGCCATCCATCAACCGCATACAGGTCAGCAATCGTACCATCCATATCGAACCAGATCTTCATTCTCATTACCTCTTTCTGTGTTTTGTCTTGTCCCTTTCGACACTATTAGTATAGCACGTCTTAGGGTATTTGTCAAGCCTTTTCCGCAAACTTTTTTATCTTTTTTTTCGAGGGGGAAGATCGCTCTTCCCTCCTCTGTGCATAGACTTGCTTTTCTTTCCTCTTGACGAGCTTCTTAAACCTTGCGCTGTTCATCCTCTTGCCCTCCTCATGGCTTCGAGCTTCTGCTGGATGCGGTCGAACTTCGCCAACAGTTTGGCATAGCGGCGATCCTGCCAACCCCAGTACATCTGTGCAACAGCATCCCAGAATGCGCGGGTACTGTAATAGCACTCATGTTCCACCTTGAAAGTGGCAGGTACAGGCTTCTTTTTTTCTGCTTCCAGAAGCCTTGCCATCACTCTGTTTGCACCTTTGCGAGTGCGGAACAGACCTACTCTGTGTGCGGCGGTGCGAGTGCGAGTACTTTCTACCTTCGAATACTTCATGAGGATAAACATTGCTTTGATCTCCTTTCGTTGTTCCCTTGACACTACCTATTATAGCAGGTTTCAGGATGTTTGTCAATAGGTTTATACAGATTATTTTTGTTAATTATTTGTTGTGTCTCTTGTTTGTTGGCTAGCTAGGCCCGTGCTCGGTGACCTCTTAGATGTCGTAAGAGGTACAACCGAACATGAAGCCCACACCATCAAGCACCACTTCATGGTAGAAGTCACCAGTGCCCAGCTCGTCGATGATGTCCTGCACCTGCTCAACCAGCTCAGGCATGGTATAGTCACGGAACTGCTCACACCAGTCATCATCGAAGCCGATGAAGTCGATGAAATCCACACAGATTTCAGTGTCGGATTCGCGACGGATTTCAACATCGCCAGCCTGTTCGAGGGTTTCCAGCATGGTCATCAGCATTTCAGCAGTCATCATTGTAGTTACTTCCTTTCTTTCAGCTGGGCTCTTGTCCCTTGCTGTGATTATAGTATACTACAACTGACCGCGTTTGTCAATAGGTTTTTACAATTTTTTTTATTAAATTTTAGGATAACACTTAACATGATGCATTCAATGCATTCGCGACGCTTTTGTTGCATGACAGGTTTATTGCGCAAACTCGGGGCGTGCCGACCATGCACGCCCCGACGAGCGTTCCAGATGCTGGCAGTACTCTTGTATTTTTTTCTGGTATGTAAATCCATTCAACATTCACCCTCCGGGCACCCTTTCGGGAAAAAAATTATTTTGAAAGAGAAAAGGGGTTATACCTGGTCACAATTCCCACTAAATCAAATTTGAAATCTGGAAGACGGAGATATATCATCAAAAGTGAGATTGGAAAGTTTAACGGTATAGGGAATTCTAATTAAAGGGATCCCTTGCTCTTTACAGTATACGTTCTTGCGCTCATCCCGCTCTTTTTGAATTTGTAATTTTTCTTCTCCGCCCCATGCTTCAACAGCCTTAAAATGCTGCTCTCCATCATATTCAATTAAATAAGATAACTGTCTATTTGAATCAAAAACCGCAAAATCAAACTTTAAACCTGTAGACAGCTCTTCAATGGAATATTGCTCTTCAAATATTACATCAAGATCTTGCAGCATTGTCCGCACGTATAGTTCACCAGCAGATACTTGAGAACAGCCACACGATACAGTATATTTATATCCATCTCTATCGCTACCGCGCTTATATCCAGTTAAATGGTCTTTTCGCACTGAAACCACATTGCCGCAATCACATTGACATTTAACATAAGAAGTATATCTTCCACCCGCGGTTTTATAAGGTAAATCATATTCAATCACTGTTAATTTACCAAACCTATCTCCCATTTTTAAGGCTTGATGACCTCTACCACCTGAAATTTCTCCTGCGGCGATTCTGCAATCAACACAACCCTTTTCAACATCTTCTTTCCGCAAAATAGCTTCCTTGCCGCATTGATTGCATTTACATAGCAGTGGTGTCGAATGACTCTTCCAAGGTGTCTCTTCTTTAGAAGGACGCCGAATAACAGTTAATGTCTTAAAAGTTTGACCAATCATTTCTTGCCATTTCATTATAGATGACATTCTCCTCTCATATAACAATCCATGTGACATTGACCACTCTCTGCTTCACAGGGCAGTAAACTTTTCAACACTTCTTCCACATGTCGGCTTTCCGCAAATTTCTGTAGTTCCACCCATCCATGGCGAAGCAATACTTGCTTCGCCACATAGTGGTTTTTTTCTCTTTCCCAATGCGCGCACTCTTCTTCTGTAGGATAGTCGCTCCAATCTAATTTTTCATCTGGGACTCTTTTGTACTGGCCAGTATTTACCTCTTTAAACATACTCGCTAGTACTTTATGTTTACGCTTAAAGGGATTTTCTAGTCCCATCGTCGGTGCAACCTCTCGCATAAATTTTTCTTCTGCGCGCAGAATCGTGCTACCGACGGAGTTAAGGATGAACATCAGTGTACCCCATCCAAGTGACGAGCAATGCTGTCATCACCTTCATAAGTAATAAAATTCTCAATTGGTCCGCCGTATCGCTCACCTACAGAATAGCGGTACCAAGAATTTGGACTCACAAATACAGTAATGCTCTCCATCTTGCCACTCTGGTCACCCAACACAAACCAGAATACATCATCGTGTACAAATGCATATTCATCGATATAGCTCAATGCGTACCCCTTATCCACGATGTAATAACTTGTGCCTTTGGTTGCTCCAATTGCAACAAACAATAGACCGACCGCAATTGCCACAATTAAAATCAGACTAATGATCTTCTGTACCATTGAAGTCATCTCCTTTATCATTTCTATATACATTATATCAAATTTTTTTTAAATTTTCAAATGGGCGATCTTTTTTACTTGACTCATGAAAATTTTTGTGGTATAATAGAGGCATAGAAGGAGGTTGATTATTATAATCAAGCTAGATTATACGATTGAATCTCCTCAAGAGCGAAATGAATTGGTGAAATAGATTTTAACAGAGACTCCCGACCCAAGCGAGCAATATCTGGAAATCCTTGCTGATTATTTGGTTCTTTGTATGGAGAAACAAGAGAAGAAGGAGCGAAAGATTCTCACCGACAACCGTATGGCGACTGTCAATAAACGAGAAACATCTTTCGAGGGTCTTGTTGGCCAGTTGGAGAATGGCGAAGATGGTATATATAATTTAGTAACGAACGATAAGAATGTAATATTTTAGCCGAAAGTAACAATTACGAAAAAAGATTTAGAAGAAATTGAGCCATTACGTCAGTTGCGCGACAGCATAGCATATTGGGAAAAGCTGTCTAAAACTGCGACTGGGCGAGCAGCCTATATTATCAAATCAACTATTATCGAATTGCGGAAGGATCAATATCTTATTAAAAACGCCTACCGCCAACCAATTGTTGCGCGAAATATTACAAGAAATATCGGACACTATATTAAACTCCCATGGGATGAATGGGTAGATGAAAATGGAGAAATCCAGTATGAAGGTGTGTCCTTTATCAATCCCGTTGTTATTAGCACTATTTTATGCAATTATTCTAAACTAAAAGAAGGATGCTATGGCAGGTTCGAGGGTGATACCTGGTATATGATGGAAGACTTTGATAGATTAGTAGATAATTCACTTGCCGGCTATCCTTTATACCGTCGTATTGTAGAATATAAAATTGACGGGCAATCTAATGTTGATATCAAGGAAATGATTGAAAAGGAATTCGGCTTCACTCATTCGCTCGAATATATTTCTTCGTTATGGCGTAATAAAATTCCAAAGCTCATTGCCTCTTATTATACAGATGAATGGCTGACCTGGTATTATACTGAAAAAGAATATGGGAAGTGGAAGAAATGTACTAGGTGTGGGCAAATTAAGTTAGCCCATTCAAGATTTTTTTCCATAAACAAAGGTTCAAGAGATGGATGGTATTCTTTGTGTAAGTGTTGCCGGAATGCCAAGAACAAGAAGGCAAAGGAGTAATGTGAATGGCAGACTTAAATAAAACTTATTATTGTAAGGTCTGCGGTCGAACGATGGATACTGATCAATTTTACACATCTAATCGGTTGGATAGATACCCCGACGATGGTAAATTACCTGAATGTAAGAAATGCATCACTCGACATGTAGACAATTGGAATCCGAAAACTTATTTATGGATTTTGGAAGAGATCAATGTTCCTTATATTGAAGAGGAATGGAATACTCTACTTGAACGTTATGGCAAGGACCGCACCAAGGTTACTGGTATGACCATCTTGGGTCGTTACCTTTCCAAAATGAAATTGAATCAATACAAAAATTATTCATGGGAAGATACTGAAAAGATTAAGGCTGAAATGGATGCGCGGAAGCGAGACGTTATGGCTCGACAAGGCTATACTGGAGAAGAGATTGAGGAAGCTCTCGCCGCAAACAGGACACCTGAAAGACCCGCTGAACTAGAAGCAACACGAGAGGAGCCTGCTCCGATTGATGCCTTTGAGCCAGTGGGATTCGAAGATGATCTAACTGAAGAAGATAAAACTTACTTGGCGATTAAGTGGGGCAAGACCTACAAACCGTATGAATGGGTTCAGTTAGAGAAGTATTATCAAGAGATGATGCAATCGTTCGATATTCAGACTCCATCTCATGAAGACTATTTAAAGCTTATTTGTAAAACTTCAATCAAGGCTCATCAACTGATTGACTTGGGCGACATCGAAGGTTTCCAAAAGATGTCTAAGGTTTATGACGCTTTGATGAAATCCGCTAAATTTACTGCGGTTCAGAATAAGGCTGAGGCTGGCGAGTTTGTTAACTCAATTTCTGAACTGGTTTTATTATGTGAAAAAGAAGAGGGATTTATTCCTCGTTTCTATACCGACAAGCCGAAGGATAGAGTTGATGAAACTCTTGCGGACTTGCGTGGCTACACTAACACTCTTGTTACTGAAGAGATGAATCTTGGTAATCTTATCGAATCTGCGGTTAAGGCATTGCAGCGCGAAGCCGAACGCGAAGAAGATGAAGATATTGATGATGAAGATGAAATTATGGATATGGATTCTCTTGATGAATTGAAAGATGATGACTTTGCCGAACACTATGAATTCTTAGAACAAGAGGCTGAAGATGATGCCTTAACGATGATGGAAATGTTAAAGGAGGAATAATATGGCTTTACAAGACTTATTAAACCTCTCAAACGACCGATAGAAAATTGGTTTATCTGAAGAGCGTGTGCGGGCCGTTATTCCGGTCGCACGTTAGTATATTGCCTATTGGCGCGAATACCCTGACATGTTTGTTGACTTCATGGCAGGTAAATGGCAGCCAAATCCTCCAAAGGAAACGCTTAACTTATTCTTTTATCAACGAGTATTTTTGCGGGCCGCTATGCGTTACAAATACGTGTATGCGGTCTTTCCGCGTGCTTATTCAAAATCATTCCTTGCGGTTTTGATTTTGATGACTCGTGCAGTACTATATGCGGGATCTAAACTATTTGTTACTTCTGGTGGTAAGGAACAGGCTTCTGGTATTTTGAAAGAAAAAGTCCAGGAAATCTGTACTCTTGTGCCGGGCTTCGCAAAAGAGATTGACTGGGGCCGTGGTAAAACATTAGAAGGTAAAGACTATTGTAAATATATTTTCCGAAGTGGTTCTTATATTGATAACTTGGGTGCTAGCGAAAAATCAAGAGGTAAGCGCCGACATGGCGGACTTGTTGAGGAGTGCGTTGGCGTAGATGGAACTATCCTAAACGAAGTTATTATTCCAGTTATGAACGTTTCTCGCAGATTGCCGGATGGTACTTCTGATGATCAAGAGGTTCTGAATAAAAGTCAGATCTTTGTTACAACTGCGGGCTGGAAGAATACTTTCGCTTATGATAAGTTGATTCAAATGCTTGTTGGACAGATTACGCAACCGGAGAAGTTTTGTATTATGGGTGGTACTTGGAGAATTCCTGTTCTTATGAAATTACTTGATAAGAACTTTGTGCGCGACTTGAAATTGGACGGTACATTTAATGAGTCCTCTTTTGACCGTGAGTATGAATCTAAATGGTCTGGCACTATTGAAGATGCGTTCTTCCGTGCTGAGCAATTTGATCGTAATAGAATCTTAAAGCAGCCTGAATACGAGTATTCTGGTAGATCTATGAAGTCTGCGTATTATGTACTTGCGGTTGACGTAGGTCGTAAAGGTTGCGATACTGTAGTTTGTGTATTTAAGGTAACACCACAGACTGCGGGTGTATCATTAAAGACTTTGGTAAATATTTATACTTTACATGATGAACACTTTGAAGATCAAGCTATTGCATTGAAGAAGTTGTTCTATAAATACAAGGCTCGTCGTATTGTTATCGACGGTAATGGTCTTGGTATTGGTCTTGTTGACTATATGGTAAAAACTCAAATTGATCCGGATACTAATGAAACTTATCCTGACTTTGGTGTTGAGAACGATGAAGAAAATTATTATAAGAAGTTCCGCACTGATGCCTGTGAGTTTGATGCTATGTATATTATTAAGGCCAATGCACCTATTAACACTGAAGCTCACGCGAATGCGCAAACTCAGTTATCTTCTGGTAAAGTAAAGATGCTGATTGATGAACGTGTGGCAAAAGTTAAGTTAATGGGAACTAAGCGTGGACAAGATATGAAACCTGAAGAGAGGGCGGAATATCTTAAACCGTTTACTCTAACTTCCATATTGAAGGAAGAGATGATGAATCTTCGTGAAGAAAACGAAGGTGTTAACATCATTTTAAAGCAAGCTAATAAGTCAATTAAGAAAGATAAGTTCTCTGCTTTTGAATATGGCTTGTACTATATTAAACAAGAGGAAGATAGTAAAAAGCGTAAACGCAAAGGCAGAATTTCTGAAATGATGTTTATGAACTAAGGGAGGTCCATTATGAGAGCGTCTCGTGGAGAAATCAAGATTCAAGAGATTCTGGAAGAGGCGGGATTGCGGTTCACAATGGAACAATCATTTGAGGGTTTAAATAGCCCGAATGGTCGTCCTTTGCGGTTTGACTTTTGTGTATTTGACGATGATGGAAATATTGATTTCCTTATTGAATATCAAGGTAAACAACATTATGAACCATCAAGTAAATTTGGTGGAACAAAAGGTTTTTATCAACAGTAGTTCAATGATAACAAGAAACGTCGTTTTTGTGCATTAAAGGAAATCCCATTAGTTGAAATTCCGTATACAGAAGAGAATCTTATTACTTATGATTATATTATGACAAAGGCTGGCTATTAAGGAGGTGTGACGGTTGCGAAGAAGATAGGATGAAATCCGTGCTAAAGGTTTTGCATTAACTCCGCCTCGCAGGGATATTGATTATATTGATCCGGAAAATAATGAGCCACTTGATTTTAGCAAGATTCGTATTGGTCTACAAACCCTTGATGATGCTATTTTAGATTTGGGTGCTTTAAAAAAGACCAATCGTACATATGGTGACAAGAATGCGGTTTTACGCGCATTAGCTACTAAGGATTATAACACCTTGCGTGAAATATCAAATTACTTCTATGAGGTAAGTGGTATCTATGAACGTCTATGCAAATATTTTGCATTTTTGTATAGATATGACTGGTATGTTGTTCCATATGTTGAAGATGATTCTATCAAGGAAGAAAAAATTCTAAGTGAGTTTTCTAAGGTTCTTAATTATTTAGATAACTCAAATATTAAATACATGTGCGGCAATGTAGCCCTTTAGGTTATTAAGAATGGTTGCTACTATGGTTATATTGTAGATACCACTAATGGCATGACCTTGCAGGAATTGCCAGTTGCTTATTGTCGCAGTCGTTATATGGTTGGCGATTCGCCGGCCGTTGAGTTCAATATGAAGTTCTTTGATGATAAGTTCCCAACTATTGAACAGCGACTTAGAATTTTAAAGATGTTCCCAGAAGAGTTTGCCAAAGGTTATGTTTTATACAAGAAAGGCAAACTTAAAGATGAATCTGGCTCTCAAGCTGGGTGGTATTTACTTGATCCCGCTTGTGCGATTAAATTAAATCTGAATGGTAGTGACTATCCAATTCTTGCAAATGCGATTCCCGCGATTTTGGATTTGGATGCAGCGCAGGATTTAGACCGTCGCAAGACCATGCAGAAATTGTTGAAAATTGTAATTCAGAAACTTCCTCTTGATAAGAATGGTGATTTGATTTTTGACGTTGATGAAGCAAAAGATATTCACAACAATGCGGTTCAGATGTTGAAGCGTGCGGTTGGTGTAGACGTTATGACTACATTTGCGGATACCTCTGTTGCGGACTTGGCGGATAAAAATACTACAACCTCTACCGATGATTTGGAAAAGGTTGAAAGAACTTTGTATAACCAATTTGGTGTTTCTTAGAACTTGTTTAATACAGATGGTAATATTGCTCTTGAAAAGTCTATCTTAAATGATGAGGCTTCAATGCGCAATTTGATTCTACAGTTTGGTAATATGTTAAACAAGATCGTTCGTCACAAGTTCCCCGGTAAGAAGAAGTATAACTTTAGAGTGTATATGTTGGAGACGACAGTCTACAACTACATCGAGCTTGCGAAGATGTATAAGGAACAAGTGCAGATTGGTTACTCCAAGATGCTACCGCAGATTGCGATGGGTCATTCTCAAAGTGCTATTATTGCTACTGCACACTTTGAAAATGAAGTATTGCACTTGTATGAAATTATGATCCCACCGATTATGAGTTCTACAATGAATGGTGAGGACATCTTAGGATAGAAGGCTTAGAAGAAAGCTCAAAGTTCTTAGACAGGTTCTTCCTCTGAAAATAAAGGCGGTCGTCCTGAAAAACCAGATGGACAGAAATCTGAAAAAACTATTTAGAATAAGGAATCTGCTAATTAAGGAGGAAGTTAAATAATGCATATTAGTGTTCCAGTTGAAGCTACTGTTGAATTGCTTAACTTCACTCCTGTTAACCCTTTAATCTCTAAGTGTCAGATTAAAGTGTGTTATGTGGGAGAAGATCCCAATAGAAACCACAGTGTAATTACCAAGGCTGTTGCCACTGATATGGCGAAGTCATTGCCAGGTTGCCCTATTGTTGGTTTTTTTAATGAGGCTACTGGTGATTTTGAAGAGCATAATCGTATGATTGATGTTTCAAATGGTAAGTTTGATATTATTGATACCACTCGACCATATGGTTTCGTTGATTTGGGAGCAAAAGTCTGGTTCCAGAAATTCTTAGATGATGGTGTTGAGCATGAGTACCTTATGACTGAAGGTTATATTTGGGATGATGTGTACCCAGAGGCTAAGCGTATCATTGAGAAGGGGAATAATCAGTCCATGGAACTTCATAATAAACTTACAAAAGGGAAGTGGACAACAGACGATAATGGAATGCCTAAGTTTTTCATTATCAATGAAGCAATTATCCAAAAATTGTGTATTCTTGGAGAGAACGTCGAACCTTGCTTTGAGGGAGCGGGTATCGCTTCGCAGTTCTCTATTGATGGAGAGTTCAAGGAACAATTGTTCTCCATGATTAAAGAATTACAAACAGCTTTACAAGAAGGAGGAAAAACTCAAATGAATGAGGATATTAAGACCCCTATGACTGAGGAGGAGCAGAATATCGAGAATTCAGCCGAAGAGACTGAGTTCAAGAAGAAGCCCGACGAGGAAGAGGAAAAGAAAGAAGAGAAAAAGCCTCCATTCCCTCCAAAGAAGGACGAAGATGATTCAGAGGATAAGAAGGAATCTGAAGAGTCTGAGGAGGATGAAGACGAAGACGAGGACAAGAAGAAGAAGGGTAAGAAGAAGTTCGCCAAGTCCGATGATGAAGAAGAGGACGAGGATGACAAGAAGTGCCCGAAGTGCGGAAAACCTGCGTCTGAATGCTCTTGCAATAAAGAAAAGAAGTATAATCTTGAAGAGATTCCAGAATATGTTGAGCTCGCCAAGAATTATGCTGCTCTCGAAGTAAAGTGTGCTTCTCTTGAGAAGGAAATCGCTCCACTTCGTGAGTTTAAGGCCACTGCTGATCGTAAGGAAAAGCAGGCTATGATTGATGGCTTCTATATGTTGACTGAAACTGACAAGGCTGATGTTGTTGCTAATATTGACAACTATTCCTTGGATGATATTGAAGCCAAGCTTTCTATTATTTGTGTTCGTAACAAGGTTAATTTCAGCCTTGATAACGATAAACAAGAACCCGAAAAACAGGATCCAATGGTTTATTCCCTTGGTGACAACGACGATGGCAATGACAATGCACCAGCCTGGATTAAGGCCGTGCGTGAGACTGCCAAAACTATGTAATTAGATATCAAAGGAGGAGCTAAAAAATGGCTTTTAAAAGATTATCTCCTGAAGCTAAGTATGTAACTTATGGCTTCGGTCAGGTTGAGCCTAACCATCTCTCCGCACAGCGCACTGGTGAAATTTATGCTCAGTTGCCTGCTCATAAGGATATCAAGATCCTAGAGAATGGTCAGTTTGCTAAGTACAACTATGTAAATGGTACTGTTGATTTTGAAGGTAAGGGCGAATGGATGCTTATCTTCAATGAAGTTAAGGTCTATGCTCCATGGGAGACCGACCAGGACTTCGCTATGATCGCTCGTGACTACAATGGTTATGTTTATAGCCCAGTTGGCGCTAAGGGCGATGTTGACAACCAGATGAAGACTATCGGTGCTGAGACCGATGTTTATGCTGCTGGTTATACTGATGAGGGTGCTGCTGATGACTTTGGTCGTATGCATTTGAAGATTGGTCAGTCCTATGAGATTGAGAATCTAAATCAGCCTCAGCTACTTTCTGATGTTCAGGGTATGATGACTCCTCGTCTATTCAAGACTCATGAGGGCGACATCTTTACTACTAACTGTGTTGCAGAGGAAACTCTTGCTCTTGGTGACATTCTTGCTCCTAATGCAAAGGGCTACTTGGCTAAGACCGAGGCTGAGTCCGGCATGTTGTGGCAGGTTGTTAAGGTATACAATTTAGGCGATATGCAGAAGGCCGTTAAGGTCATGCGTATTCAGTAATTCGGAAAGGAGAGAAACTAGCTATGTTAGAAAGAAATGAACTTTTGAAGCTTATGAAGGCTACTGCTAAAGCTGATCGCTCCGCTCCGGTTGCTTACAGCTTTAACGGCGAGAATTTGACTTATGATGCTCTTAATGAGACTCTTCGCCGTGAACTCAACGAGTATGCTGGCACTTTCGCTCAGTATCGTGAGAATAAGAATTTGATTTTTGCTCTAATTGAGCAGACTATGGATGAAGTACTTCCTAAGAAGGTTATGGAAAACTATGGTCAGTTTGCTGAGATCAAGACCATTGGTCAGGGCGATAAGGCTATCTTCCATCGTCACCATGATCGTCAGCGTGCTAAGCAGTTTATTACCAAGGTCGGACTTGCAGGTATCTACGAAGTCTTTAAGCTTGGTAAGGATACTGCTATCGAAATGCAGACCAGCGCTATTGGTGGCGCAGCTCAGATCGGTCTTGAGGAGTTCCTTGATGGTCGTGCTGATTTTGCTGAAGTTACCAAGATCGTTATGGACGGCATGGACGAGCTTATTTACTGGGAGATCGGTCAGGCTCTTAAGACTGGTTTGAATCAGCTTCCAACCATGAATAAGGTTGAGGCTTCTGCTTTCGACGAGAAGGCATTCGATCGTCTTATTTCTATTGCTGCAGCTTATGGTACTCCTACCATCTACTGCACTGAGGAGTTTGCTAGCACCATTCGTCCTGAGAATGCTAATATGTGGTCTGACAACATGAAGGATGTTATCTGGAATAATGGTCGCTTTGCTTCTTATAAGAATCATCCTGTTGTTATTCTTCCACAAGGTTTCACTGATGCTACTCATACCGAGAAGGTTATTGATCCTTCCCATTGCTACATCCTACCTGGTTCTGTAAAGCCAGCTAAGGTTGTTATGGAAGGTGCTACCATTGTTGACGAGTATGTTAACAAGGATCGTAGCCGTGAAATCCAGGTTTACAAGAAGGTTGGCGTTGGCGTCGTTATGACTCCTGACATTTGCGTTTATGTAAACAACTCCTTGGATACCAAGGTTTATGATGGTGACAAGGTTTCTGGTTAATTAAATAAATATATCGGGGAGGGATCACTCCCTCCCCATTTTTGAGTAAAAGGAGTTTTAAAATATGAGTGATAAGAAAGTTTCTGTAAAGAATAGAAGTAGTTCTATGGTTGTATACAGTGTGCCGGAAATGGGTGTTCGTCGCGAGTTTGCTCCCAACGAAGTAAAAACCATTTCTATGGACGAACTAAATGCTCTGTCTTATTTGCCCGGCGGCATGAATCTAATTCGCAAGCATCTATTTGTTCAGGATGAGTCCGCTCTACAAGAAATGTCTGTAAAAGTTGAGCCTGAATATTATTTGGATGAAAAGGGTGTTATTGATCTACTTGAAAAAGGTTCTATTGATGCATTCTTAGATTGTTTGGATTTTGCTCCCGAAGGCGTGCTTGATTTAATTAAGAAGCACGCTGTGGCACTTCCAGTAAATGATAATCGTAAGCGTGAAGCTATCAAAGAAAAGATGGGCTTCGACGTAACCGCAGCGATTAAGCATTTGGAAGAAGCTCGCAAGGCAGAGGAAGAAGAGTCTGGCGTGAAAGCCGAAGCAATTACTCCTGTGCGTCGTGTGAAGACTGAGGAAGCACAGCCTGCTACTGGCCGTCGTACCGCAGTCCCGCAGTATAAGGTAGTCACTCCAAAGCAGGAGGCGTAATCAATGGCAACATCCTTTGAAACTATCTATAATAGATTCTTCGGCAAGATTACAGATGATATGTATCTTGAGTTGACCTATGAAGATACTTTGCGTGATGTAAAACAGTTTCTATTGGATGCCATCCCATTTTTTGAATTTCCTCGTTTTCAATTGTATAACTACGACGAAGAGCTGGAACAGTATAATGTCGATCTAACGATTGAAGAAATTCATATTTTAGCTCTTTTGATGAAAACTGCTTGGCTTGAGCGATAGATCAATTCTATTGAGAATACTCGAATGAAGTATTCTGGTTCAGACTTCAAAATGACTTCTCAAGCCAATCATTTATCTAAACTATTACAATTAAAATCAGAGAATGTGCGTGAGTCAACTCACGCACAACGTTTATATAAACGTCGTAGAAATACCAGTGATGGTAGAATTGAATCTAATTGGAGTATCTTCAGACAAAGTGTATTTGATGGAGGTGCTACCACTTCCACAACAGTGGGTACTGGTACTGGTTCTAATGTAAATGGCAATATTAATTGCGATTGCGATGATCCAGACTGGATCCCAATCACTAGTGATAAAACTTCTAACACAGAAGATTGTAACTGTGATGATATGTGGGGATGGGAGGCAATTGGAAAATGATTTTTTCTAATGAAACTCTCAATAAAGATTTAAGACGTTTAATAAACCAAGTTTGGAAATTGCTACCAATGCGAGAAAATAATGAGGATTGGCAAAAGCAATTAGGCTCTGTTTTGAATGAATTGTATGGTCTATAGGCAATGTTTGGCGATCAATTGAATCTTTTAATTCTTTTATCGAAATTAGAAGGTTTGCCGCAGACCACAGATTTTATGACATATAGAGTAGCTGTATTTAGTTCTATTTCTTTATTAACTGAATTAGCTAACTCTTTATTGGATGGATAATTTAGATAGAATGCGAATTCGTGCGATTTACGCGAATAATGATCGCCAGCGTGAGCGCATGATTCGAGATAAAGAACGCTCTTTTCATCGTGCACTTTTGTATTCTTATCAATCTGGTTGGATTAGAAAAGATGCAGAAGATGCTGAATGGTGTAGGGCATTAATCAATCCGGATAAAGTGAAATTTGACTATGATGAAAAAATTGTATCGGTCGATTGGAAACATGACTTTAAGCCGGGTGATACTTTTGAATGGCCAAAGGATTCTCATATCCATTGGATTATTCTTAAACAAGAGTTAACGGAGTTAGCCTACTTTAGGGGCAATATTAGACGATGCCAAGAGATTGAAGTAGAAGATCCAGACACTGGAGATAAATTAACAATCTATGGCTCAATTAGAGGACCAGTTGAAACTAAAATTAATACAATTCAAAAGGCTGGTATTGTTGCAGATGTGCCGAATATGTCATTAGTTTTTTATGTACCAAATACAGAAAAAAATCGACAATTATTTGAGCGCTACTGTAGATTTTCATTTGCGGGACGCACTTGGATGGTGCAAGCTCCTGATGCTATTAGTACACCAGGAGTATTGGAAGTGACTGCAGAAGAAGATTATGATTGTCATCATGATGAATTGCTTGTAGAGGTTGTTGATCCCAATAAAGAGGTTGAGGCACCATTGGCGCCGCAAATTTCTGGAGAAACATTTATTAAACCTTTGCAAAGTGTATCTTATACCTCTAATCTTATTGATCCCGATTGCTATTGGTATATTACGTTAGCTTCTGATAATAAAGAGGTTGCTGATGTATTAACTTGGAGCACAGATAAAAATGTGTTAACTGTTCAATGGACCGCGATGGTTAGTGGACAATTTGAAATTCATTATGGACCTCTTGTAAAAACAGTTGTTGTTGAATCGCTGTTTTAAGAGGGAGGGGTATGCATGTTGCAGTTAATGGCTGGAACCGATATCCCAATTCCAGAATTAGGTACAAGTTTACATTAGCCAACTATTAGAGAAATTTCTTTCTTAGGCGAAGAATAGTATTTTTCATCGTTACAAATACTATGCTTCAATAAATAGATAATCATAGCTGCAAACCCATAGGGCAGTTCTGCTCTATAGGCTATGAATAATTTTTAGATATTTATGACGTTGGTAACAGACCCAGAAATGAAAAACGTAAATGAAAAACGAAATGCAATGATTTCAATGTTTGTATTACTTTTTCCTGGGTATACCGCTCAATTTCTTCCTCATAGCATCTATTTTAATAATGCTGAAACTTAGCACCACTTTGTTTTAGATGAAAATAATTTTGATGCTTTTTAGGCTGTATTAACAAATATGGCTGGTATGAATAATACTGCGGGTGGATAGAATTCTAATTTCAACCCTGCTAATGAGCGAGCCGCTCAAATTGCGGCCAAGCTAATGAAAGGTCGTTAGAGAGCAGCCCAGCTACGAGGAGAAGGGGAAGGAAGCGTGTTAGCTCGTTATGTATCTATTCTTACTATTGGATTAAATTCAATGAGTCTAGATAAGTGTTTAGATCTAACTGTTTATTAGCTATATGATTTAATTGAACGATATGGCTTATGGATTAGTTGGGATTTAGACATACGGTCTCGCTTGGCCGGAGGTAAACCCGATGGCAAGCCCAATGATTGGATGAAAAATATCCATTAATTGAATTTTAAGGAGGAAAAAACCTATGAAATTTGGTGTACGCGAAATTTGTGACGTTGTGCTAAAGAAGAAGGCCGGCGGTTATTTCGGTAAGCTTTATTTGGATAAGAACATGCCTGTTCTTTATTTCGATACCTTGAAGACTTCCAGTCTTGAAGGTACTGCTACTACTGTTTATGCTCAGGGTGGTAAAGGTAATCCTCGCTTGGTAGCTTGGGAAGGCGACCGCGTTGTAACCTTTACTATGGAAGATGCTTTGATTTCTCCTGAGAGCTTCTCCATTCTTTCTGGTGCTGGTTTCATGGATGCTTCTGATGATGAGAAGATTTATGTTCATGCTACCGAACAGTTGGAAGTTGTTAATGATGGTGGCGCTCTAAAGGTTAAGCTTGAGAAGAAGCCTTCTAATCAGGGTGAAATGTATATCATGCTCATGACTGAGGACGGCTCTATTGATGCTTCTAAGCTACCTATGCAGATTGCTTCTACTGATATTGGTGCAGAAATGGTTATTCAGGATGTTCTTGATAACTGGGCTACCGCTTACAATCAGGATGCTCGTCATATTGAATTGAAGCTACCCACTCAGAACGCTCCTACTGTTGCAGAAGGCGACATTCTTTATGTTGACTACTACATCGAAGCTGCTAAGGGCGTAAAGCAGATTGATATTGAAGCTGGTAAGTTCGGTGGTTCTTACTATCTTGAAGCTTCTACCTTGTTCCGTGATCAGGCAACTGGTGATGACTTCCCTGCAGAGTTCATTATTCCAAACTGCAAGGTTCAGTCTAACTTCACCTTCACCATGGCTCCTACCGGTGATCCTTCCACCTTCACCTTTACCATGGATGCTTTCCCGGATTATACCAAGTTTGACAAGACCAAGAAGGTTATTGCTGCTCTTCAGATCGTTGAAGATGCTGGTATCTTCGGTCAGTTGGATGAAGCACAAGAATAATTTAATACTATGACAATATAGGGAGATACTAACTTCGGTTAGTATCTCCCTTTTTTTTATTTGCGAAAAAGGAGAATGATATATGAAAGTCGGACAAAATTTTTTCCCAAAATCCAGTTTTTTATCTGTAGATAAAGATTTATCGATCATTATTAATAAAATTCTAAACAATGATAGATTATGTAAACTGCTTTATTATACTGAAAAAGATTGTTTAAAAGCAGAAAATTTAACCATGGCACAAAAATTGTCTATGATCAATAAGCAAATTAAAATTGTGCCTTGGATTTTTATTGATAAAGAATGTCCTAATTATATTATTGTATCTATGACTGATTTTATGCCAAATGACACTAATCCTGAATTTAGAGATTGTGCAATTGAAATTAAAGTTTTATGTCATCCAGATCACTGGAATCTTGGTGATTTTGCTTTACGTCCTTATAAAATTATGGGCGAAATTGATGCTATGTTAAATGGTCAAAAGCTAACTGGAATTGGAGAAGTTACATTAAGAATTTGTTCTGGTTTAAATATGAATAGTGAATTATGCGGATTGTCTGCAACTTATGATGCCGTACATGGAGTAGAAGATCAAATTAAGCCTTTGTCTTAAGGAGTAATTGACTATGGGAAAATATAGTTTTATAACAGAAGCAGCCCAAAAAGCGGCAGATGATATTATTGATATTTTATCAAAAGCTTCTGACGCTTTAGTAGATGAAAATAATATACAAGGATAGGTATTACGCGAAAAAGCTAAATTATTTGTAGATGCTTATCAGGTATTAGATGCAGCTGTGAGTGAATATAATGCTATAGCTTCTAAATATATGACACAATTAACAGAAACTTAGAAGCGCACTGGTATAGCAAAAATCCGTATTAATACAATTAGAGCATATTAGTCTGGTGAGTTATCTTTGGATGATTCTGGCAGAGAAGCTATGGAACAATTATTAAATATAAAAAAAGAAGCAGAAGCACAGCGACAAAAGTTACGTGTATTAGAAGGCAAACAAAGAACAATTGATAAACTATTATTAACTGCTGAATAGGCACGTAATGAGTTTCAAAATGCACTATTAGATTTAGTGAATAGACGTATTGAATATTTGTATGTTGTTAAAGGTAAAAAAGGCACTGTGGATATTCGTTTATTGGGTAATGCAAAAGAATTTAGTGAAAAATATTTATATACAGACTTTGCTTCTTTGAGTCATGGTGGTCGTGCAACCGCTCGTGTTAAAACTATTAAAGATTCAGATGGCAAACATTTTACTTTAATAGATAAAGCTTTAGAAACTATTGGGACTCAATTAACCGCATTTTATGATGAGTTATCTCGTAGAATGGAAATTGCGCAAGATAAAGGCACTAATCTTTTAATGTGGAAAATTGGCGGAGAATGGAATAAAGTAGAAATCAGCTCTTTAGGTGATTTAGCAGAAACTTATGCAAATATTTTAGTAACTTTTAGCACAAGGCTTATGAATAATCCCAATTTAAAAAATCCAGTTGACATTATGCCAGATTTTTTAAAACCTAATCATGGCAATTGGGATGAGCGCATTGATGATTTTGTACGAGGATGGTTACATCAAGTAGATAATGCTCCAGGTTTCTTATCAGAAGATATTGAAGGCGGAGTAGATATTAATGGTAAAACTATTTATTATGGCGTAAAGAGTAATGGCGCATCCGCGGCGGGTATGGAAACTGTATATAAATTTGCATTACGTATCAAAGATTTTGAAGCCAAAATGGATTTAGAAGAAAAGTAGTATTGGGCTCGACAATTTTCAGCAACAATAATAGGACCTAAACGAAATTAGATTGTATAGCTTATTGAATCTGAATTAGCAGATTTAGAAAGTATATTAGATTAGATTGGACGAACGCGATGATTTAACTTGACAAACAAAAAATTTTCTGGTATAATATATACATAAAATGAGAAAAAGGAGAGATTAGCATGGCTAAAGTTTCTTTGAAAGCGGTCACCCCTATTAAGAAGGTTGATCCACAGACTATTAAGATTGGTGAACAGGAAGTTGAAGTCATTCAGTATCTTCCTGTAAATGATAAGCTTGCTCTTGTTGAGCGAGTATTGAATTTGACTATTGACGATACTGGATTTTTGAATCCTGTTCGTTTAGAAGTTTATGCAATTCTTGAAATTGTAAAAACTTATACAAATATTTCTATTACTGATAAGATGATAGAAAATGCTCCGAATACTTATGATCTATTAATGATTAATGAAGTTCTTGATCATGTTATTGCTGCAATTCCCGAAGATGAATATGATGCTATTTTTGATGCGATTGAAGATTGTGCGGAGCATACTGTTAAGTATTTGAATTCTTTTGTTGGAATGATGAAAACTGTAACTAATGATTATGATGCTACTAAATTGAATGTTGAAGAGATTATGAAAACACTTGATCAACCTGATAAGATTGGATTAGTGAAGGATATTCTTGATAAGATTGGTTAATTTATTTAAATAAACTTTGATAGAGATTAGGAGAAAAGCCTGACACAATATTTGTGTCAGGCTTTTTTGAGAGAAAGGAGATTGTGTAAATGGCTGGAAACAGATAGTTTACATTACAATTTAATGCTGACACCTCTTAGGCTAAAAAAGCTTTAAGTGAATTACAAAAAAGCTTAAATAAAGTGTCAACTGTGGATTTGGAAGTAGCAATTTCAGATTCAGCACTTAAAAAAGCTTCTGAAGCTGCGCAAGATTTAAAAAAGCATTTACAAGAGGCTACTAATGTAAATACTGGTGAATTAAATCTTAACACATTTGTTAATAGTTTAAATAAAGCTGGCACATCTGTTACTCAATTAGGCAATGCTTTATTAGATGCAGGACAAACTGGTCAAGCAGCTTTTTCACAATTGGCTTCTGTTATTGCCAGTGCAGAAGTACCAATTAAGCGCATGAATAGCACATTAGCTGCATGGGGACAGACTTTAAAAAATACAGTAAAATGGGAATTATCTTCTACAATGGTACATGGTTTAGAAAGTGCATTATCTGGAGCTGTGTCCTATGTAAAAGATTTAAATAGTTCTTTAACAAATATTCGTATTGTTACTGGACAAAGTGCAGAAGATATGTCTCGATTTGCTGTATAGGCTAATCGCGCGGCGAGAGAATTATCTACAACCACTAAAGCATATGCTGATGCATCTTTGATTTATTTTCAATAGGGCGATAGTGCAGAATAGGTAGCTAAAAAAGCAGCAATTACAATTAAGGCAGCTAATTCAAGTTTTAATACTTCTGCACAAGAAATGTCAGAATATTTAACTGCAGTATGGAACTCTTATCAAGTCGGTGCTGATGAACTTGAACGATATGTAGATATTATGGCAGCCCTTGGTGCAAAAACCGCCACTAGCTTAGAAGAAATTGCAACTTCTATGCAAAAAGTAGCTGCAACTTCTAATACAGTTGGTGTATCAATGGAGCAAGTTTCTTCCATTATTGCTACAGTTAGTTCTGTTACTCGTGAATCCGCAGAATCTATTGGTACTGCATTTAAAACAATTTTTGCTCGTATTGGTGATTTGAAACTTGGAGAGACATTAGAAGACGGGGTAAATCTTGGACAAGTATCTTCTCAATTAGAAAAAGTTGGTGTATCTATTTTAGATGCTAACGGCGAATTGAGAGATATGGGAACAATTATTGAAGATTTAATGGCCAAATGGGGAGAAATGGGACGAGCAGAGCAAACTGCTATAGCACAAGTGATTGCCGGTAAACGACAATATACTCAATGGATGGCCTTAATGGAAAATTCTTCTATGTATAAGTCCAATATGTCTATTGCAACAAATGCGGAAGGTTCTTTACAAGAAATGGCAGATATTGCAGCAGAATCTTGGGAGGCAGCATCCAGAAGAGTTCAAGCAGCCTGGGAAAAAATTTTTAGTAGTTTAATTAATGATAAAGCTTTGGTCGGAGTGACTAATGCAATTGAAAAAATTGTAACTACTCTTGGCGGCTTAATTGATGGTATGGGCGGTGTCGCTGGTATTATCGGAACTGTTGGTGGTGCATTAACTCAAGCTTTTAGTGATGATATTGCAAACGGTATTACAAAAATTACTACAAAAATTAAAGACGCATTTACTGGAATGAATGAACAAACTAGATTTTTACAAAATTCAGCGCAGATGCGTCAAGAGTTACAAAAAATTTAGAAAGATAGTTCAGTATTAGATCCATCACAAGATATGCAAATTAATGCAGCTTTAAAAGTTTCTGAGAAAAAAGATCAATTATTAGTTGCATCAAAAAATATGTCAGAAGGACAAATTGCGCAAGCTAAAGCAGTAATTTCAGCTTATCAAGAACAAATTGCTGCATTAAATGAGTTAATGCAATTAGAGCAAAAACGTCAGACTAACATGAAAAAAGAAAAATCTTCATTAGTAGATGAAGTAGTAAGTCAAGAAGCTAAAGCTAGAGCTCATAAATAGAATAAGGATTATGCTTATTTAAATGCGCGAGAAAAGAAAAAATTTACAGAAGAAGCAAATAAAAAATTTTTAGTGGATGCGGCTGATATTAAAGTTAAGTTTACAACAGATGCTACTTCCACTAAAGAACTTGAAAAAACCGTATCTTAGCTTGCACAAGAGCTTGGTTCTAGTTTTACTAAATTAGGTTTTAAGGATTTAGAAAATTTAACATTTGATTAGGCGGTTTCTTCTGCTTAGACATTGGTTACAGCTTTTGGAGATGTTAAAAATATGGGAAAACAAATTGAACAAACTTTTGGAACAATTGAAGCACCAGAATTATTTGCATCTAATCGTAGTGATGCTGAAATTCTAAAAGATCTATTGCAATATGCTAAAGAATTAGAACGAATTGGACAAGAAACAGGTAGTAAATTAATTAATGGTCAAGTTGCGAAAATTAAAGGCAACGCTGGATCATTAGAAGAAGCTTTTGCTGGGGATAAAACAAAAGCAGAAATTGAACAATTATTTAATTTAATTTCTGAAGGTATGTCTAAGGCTGAAGCGAAATTATCTAAAAATGTACCAAAAATTAAAGCGATTATTTTAAATATGGTACCACCAGAATTAAAAAGCCGTTTTGAAGAGTTATTCCAAGAATGGGAAAAAGGTGGATCTAAATTAGATAAACTGGGTAAAGATGCAGAAGAAGCTGGCGAAAAGATGGAACAAGCTTTTGCTCAAGCCGCACAAAAAACATCTAAAAATTTAAATGCAGTTTTAGATATTGCAGGAAGTCTTGAATCAATTTATGGTTTAATTAATTCTTTTAAGGGTTTAGTTGACACATTAAAAGATCCTGAAGTGTCTGGCTGGGAAAAATTCGATGCAATTTTAGGATTTGTTATTACAACTGTAATGACTCTTGTTTCTATCAGTCAAGGCTTAATCGGCGTAATGTCACTATTGCCTGCTGCTGGAGCTGCTGGCGCGGCAGGAACGGCTGCGGTTGGAGCAGGCGCGGCTGGTGCAACACATGCAGTCACAGGTTTTGGTGTTGCATTAAATACTGCAATTTGGCCATTAACTTTAATTGTAGGAGCATTGGCTTTAGTTGTAGGTGCATTCGTTGCTTTTAGAAAAGAAGTCGAAAAGCCTATGAGTGTAGATGAAAATTTGCAAAATTTAAAATCTTAGGTTGAAGAGTTAAGCACAGCAATTACCAATACTAAAAATAAAATATCTTCTTTAGAAGATGATTTTGATTCTTATACAAGTGTTAGAGAAGCATTAGATAATTGCACTGAAGGAACTTCAGCATGGTATCAAGCATTAAGTAATGTTTAGTCTGCGACTTTAGAATTATTAAGTGCATATCCTTTATTGGGGAAGATATTAAAAGATCCAATAAAATATTTTGGAGATAATTTTGATTTAAGTTCTTTATATGATGATAATGGCTTGATTAATATGGATCTATTGGTCTCTAGAGCCTTAGAAGTTGAACAACGTAATTTAGGTATGCAGTATGCTTGGTCAGCGTTAGGAGAATCATCCATGCGTCAATTGGAAATTGCGCAAGAAAGACGTGCTGAAATGGCGGGAGCTTCAGGAAATGTTTTAACTAATACTGAAACAAAAACTACTAAGCATTCTATGTTATTTGGAGCTATTAAGTGGGAAACTACTTCAGAAATAATTCCTGAAATTTTACAAGAAGCTTTTCCGGGATTAGAGGCACTTGGATCACGAGAAAGTTCTTTGCCATATATATTAGGTTGGGCAAATCCATATGGTACCGCTTTTAAGCCTGAATATGCTACAACTTTTACTAGTCCATCGGGAGAAACTAGACATAATTTAACTCCTGAGGATGCACAAGAGGTTGGTTATGACACAACACAAGGCTGGTCTGTTGAAAATTATGAAGCGATTCAATGGTTATTAAACAGCGCAGATGGCGACAAGTTTTTTAAGACTCTTAGTGGCGATGATTATGAATATGATCAAAGAGCGTTAATTAATACTGTTGTTACTGAAGCTTTAACTTGGGCAAGTACACAATATGATAAAACATATAAAAATGCCGGAGAAGCAGTTTTAGATTATTTAAACAATGGACATTTACCTTACGCATTAGAGCAATAGCTTCATTTATGGATGGATCCATCTGCTCAATATGGCAGTGTTTTTGATCCAAACGCTTTTGTAGGAGCTTTAACAGATACAGGTGTTTTAACTGTAAATACAGATACTGTGTTTACACAAGGGGCAGCTAAAGCAAGGGCTGATGCTCTTTGGTAGCCTGCACAATATGGCATTTTAGCTAATTATTTATTAAATGACAATAATAAAACTGCTAAATATGATGCAGATACAATGAAATGGCTATAGACTGCTCTCCCATATAAATTAGAAGAAATTTTAGTAAATTCTTTACCTGAGAATTGGGTGCCTGATGCAGAAGCACAAGATTGGGCTCAAATGGGTGGTTATTTATTATCATATCGAGATTATCTCGCAACCAATAGCGATTATGATATTAGTCAATATGATTGGACAACAGACAAATTAATGGATAATTATGATAAAGAGTCTGGTATGATTACAATTAAATCTTTGTCAGAAGACGTCGAAGATTTATTAATTCCTATTACGTCATTATTATCTATGCCTACTCTTACTGATATTATGAATAATCCAGAGTAGTATATAAGTCCTTTAATTTCTAGTTACGCAACTGCAGATCCTGTATTATAGAAATTATATTTATCAAAAGGTAATATGGATGTCCTTACAGGAGAAGAGTTAGCATATTACCAAACCGAAGAAGGGCAAGCTGTGTTTGCACAGCATTAGAGTGCATTGGCAGATATTTATGGCGGTGACATTTTAGGCATTTTTTCAGAAGGTAATTTGGCAACTTTATTGGAAGATTCTACTGCATGGGTTTCAGAATGGGGCGAATTTGGCAATTAGTTAACTAGAAGATAGCAAAAAATGTTATCAGAACTTAGTGGTTACGAATAGCAATTAATTAAAGATTGGGCTAATGGGGATATAAATAAAATTTTAAGCCTTTTTACAAAAGGTGGAACTTTAGATTTATCACAAGTTGATGGATTAAACAATTATCATTAGACACAATCATCTCGTTCAACCGATAATTTATTAAATTTTAAAAATGCTATTCCTGCATTGTCTGAAATTTTAGCAACAATTCAAGAGGGTGGATTGATCTCACAAGAAGAGTTAGATTTATTAGAATAGTATGGTATTTTAACTCAAGATCAATTTGCAAAAATTGGTGAAGAATGGCAATATATCGCAAATTCACAAGACAATGCATTGTCTAAATCAATTTTATTTTCAAATACATTATATGAAATTTTAAATAAATTCGCAAATACAGAAGATGCTTTAATTGATTTTGATAATTTAACGTCAGAAGATCGCAAATTATTATCTCTGCTTTTAGGGTTAGATGATATTACCAAAGATACAGCAGGCAAAACTGCTTTGGATAAGTGGTTAGAATCATCTACTGATACAGAAAAATAGGATGTTAATAGTCGAATTGGAACTTTATGGGCTAGTCGAGATACCTTATAGGTTACATCAGAAGATTTAAATAGTTGGTACGCAACAGTTACTTCATTTACAGATTTAATTAATGCAGGTTTTACGAAAGATGGTAAAGCAGATTTTTCTACCATCCCAGCTTGGGCAAGAGATTCAATTTTATCTAATATCGCTAGTGCGAATGGTTATGACTTAGAAGAATTAAAATTATATAATTCTAATGCAGCAATTACAACATAGCAAGCTTATGAAGATGCAGTAATTAAATCAAATCGAGCCAAAGGATTTAATTCTTTAATTGGTATGTTGTCAGATTTTACTGCATTAAATCAAGATATGGCAGATTCCACTATTACTGAAGCAAATTTGGAAAAATTTAAAGCTTTAGCTGATATTTTAACTTTAATTTTTGGGACAGAAGTAACTACAGATTGGCTATAGAATGCAGATAATTGGAAATTGGTTTCTGCATTATTTGATAGTGATGGAACTGGTGGTTCTGAGGCTTTAGCTGCTGTAGAAACGGCATTATACAAAGATGTTGAAGGGTATACAAATAGAAATTGGTCTCAAGAGGGTATTTATATTGATGCAGCTTTTAAGCAAGACCCGGAGCAAATTGCTAAAGTATTAGGTATAGATCCTGCAACGGCTTATATTTTATCCTAGGCAAATTTAGCAGAAGGATATTTTGATGTTGGTCGTAATGCATGGGCAGAAAACAAAAACACTTTGGCGATGGGACTGGGACTTTCTTTAAAAGACGGAAAATATGCTTTACCAACTGATACCACTTTAATGAAAAATTGGGGTATTCAAGCAGGATATTTAACCGAAGATGAAGAAGGTAATCTTAGTTTAACGCAATAGGGTGCAGCAATTGCTAAAGATGTAGATGGATTTTATGCAGCCATTATTACCGCGGTAAATAATGGAGCTAAGACTTTTGATATTGCTAATGGTAAGTTTTCTCAGAGAGTTAAATCTGCTTATGAAGAAATGATTAGTGATAACTACATTTTTGATACTGCCGAAGATCAAGAGACTGCGGCAAATATTTTGGCCAATGCCGAAGCTTCTGCTGGACAAATTGGTATTGATCGAATGAAAGCAATGTTAAAAGCAGTTCCGGTAGAAAGATTAGATGAATTTTCCAATGCTCTTTCTGGTGTTGATTGGGGAGATCCTGCTTCTGTACAAGCTTTTGAAGATCGATTAAAGGCTGCAGGATTTACTTTAGAGGGACCTCTGCAAACTGCGATTAATGCAGTTGCAACTGCGGCTCAAGCCGCAGCGGAAGCACTTATGTCTTTGGCAGGTGCAGCAAATATTTATAAAACTCGTACAGATATTGCTGATAAAGTCCGAGAAGGTGAAGCATTAACAGCAGAAGAATATGCAGAAGTTATTGCTGCATATGCAGAATAGGAAAAAACTAAAGCTAAAGCAAACGGAGAAGAGATTTCTGATGCAGAAGCTTATAAAAGGGCTGAGATTAGAGCTAGAGGTGAATTTGAAGCCAATCGTTGGGGAGAATATGAATTAAGTGATAGCGTTAATCCTGAAACTTGGGCAGCGAACTTGGAATCTGTTGCTATGGCAGGTTTTGATACAATTTTAAAATCAATTGAAGTTGCTACGACAAATAAAGAAGGAGAAACTCGTGATTTTACAGATGATAAATATACCGATCAAGAAGCTGCGATTGCGGGCCTTATTGCAGGTAACACAGAAAAATTTTCTCCTTATGGTATAGAATTTTCTGAAGCAGAGCAAAAGGCGTTATTAAGATTATCTTCTGCAACTACTGATCAAGATAAAGCATCGGCGATGGCAGACTTAACTGCTCTTGGATGGGATCCATAGAAATGGTTAGATGTACTTTCAGCATTTGATCAAATTATTGGAGGGGTAAAAGAAGAGACACAAGAAGCTAAAGATGATGCTACAACTGGTACTGGAGAGGATAATTTTGAAGCTTCCCTTGATGATTTGGCAACTAAAGCTGGTTTTGGTAGTGTTGAAGAATTAAAAGAATATACAGAATATCTAAAAGAATTAGGCGAAATTAATGGAGAAACAGAAGAAGATAATATCAAATTGGCAGCTTCATATGCAAGAGTTCAAAAGGGTTTAAAATCTGTTTAGTCCAATTTAAAAACATATTCTAAAACATTAAAAGAGGCATAGAAGGGCACTGTTGAACATAAAAAAGCTCTTGATGACATGAAAGAAATGTATGGTGATGTTCTCGATTTGGATGATAAGGGAATTGAAGCATTAACAGAAGACTTTATGTTACAAGATGACGTATTAAAAGATTTGTAGGATGCTGCCGATGGTGTCGATGGAGCTTACGATAGATTGCAAGAAAAAGCTTCTAAGCATATTTTAGATCAATTAACAGGTAATGCTGATATTTCATCTATGACGGATGAGCTTGAAGCCTTATCAACAGCAGTTAATGGTTTACCAGAAGGTAAAGCTCTTAATTGGAGTGAATTGTTAGGAGAAGGCGAAATGGGTCAAGTGGTTGCGAATAACTTAACTTCATTGGCTGGTTTTGTCTCTGGTTTAGCCTCTAATGCGAATGAAGCAGCAAGTATTATGCAAGCTTTGGCTGCGGCATTGGGAATGGATATGCAGGTTGAAACTAAAGAATTTCCAGTGGAACAAACAGAGTGGTCTGCAAAAGCAGGTAGTTATATCGCCCATGGTGAAAATGGTCAAGACTTTTATATTCCTTTAAGTGTTCATGCCAATCCTGTTGATGGTATGGTTAAAGGTTTTGCTATTAAAACTATCACTAACAAAGGCACCTATGGTGGAGGTATCACCGGTGGTGGCGGCGGAGGTGGAGGTGGCGGAGGTGGCGGAAAGCCAAAGAAGCTTGATAAAAAGAAGCCAGAAGATCATAAACAGCGCTATTTCCAAGTAGATAATGCATTAGAGCGTATGGCGGATGCATTAGAAAAAGTAGATAAAGTTAAAAAGCGTGTTTATGGAGAATCTTATTTAAAAAATTTAGAAGCAGAAATTTCTTTAATTGAACAAGAAATTGGCTTA